TAATAAAAGATGGTGTAAGAAACATAGACGATAGTTTTTTAGAATGGTTTGTTAAAAACTCTACTTGTGAATTTGTTGAAGTAGAAATAGAAGCAATGTTCAAGAGTTATATGACTTTCCCCGAAAGTATAAATGAACCTCCTTTTTATGGAAATTTAAAATACAAAATAATCATTCCAAAAGAAGAACCTAAACAAACTGATTGGAAAGAATCTACTAAGGTTTTAATGGAAGCTTATGGAGATAATCCAAAAGATTTTCCTTATGAAGAACCTAAACAAGAAACACTTGAAGAAGCTGCTGAAAGATTGCATCCAGAAGAATGGGATTGGAGAGAAAGAGAAATATTTATTGCAGGTGCTAAATGGCAACAAGAAAGAATGTATATTGAGGAAGAAGTAATTGAATTTGGAGAAATGATTGCATGGAATATGGTTGGTAAAACAATTACAGAATCTTTTATAAGAACGGTTTTAAAAGAATTATTTCAACAATTTAAAAAGAAATAAAATGAAACAAACAGCAGTAGAATGGTTAATTGAGCAAATAATTAAATATAAATTAGTTCCTGAAGGAACTCATCATGATAATGTATTATTTAATAAAGCCAAACAAATGGAAAAAGAGCAAACAGGAAGAATGTATAGTGAGGAAGAAATGTTTGCTATTATAGCAGAAATATTGCATACACCAGCATTAAGAGATGGTGGCTGGGAAGACATTTTTGAATGGCTTAAACAATTTAAAAAGAAATAAAATGAAAAACAAATAAAATTTAACTAATGCAATTATTACTAATTTATTACATTATATCTTTAATATATTGTATGTTCAAAATACTTAATAGATATAAAGAATCATCATTAGATGGTGTTATAGGAATCACTCCTGGTTTAGACACTATTGTTATAGTTCTTTTATGTATGATTTTGTTTCCAATTGATTTATTTTTAACTTTACGTGATTACGTAAAAAGTAAACTTAGATGAAATATTTAATATACGATATAGAGACCCTTAAAGAGTTATTTTTAGTTGGACTGTTTGATGTAGAAACAGGTTTATATTTTGAATTTGAAGTGAGTGACGGTACAAATCAACTTGGAGCATTTATAAGATTTGCACAATCACATAAAAACTATTACTGGGTGGGATATAACAATCTCAGGTTTGACTCTCAGGTGATAGAATGGATATTGAGAAATCATGAAGATTGGGAAGAGCTTACAGCATTAGAGGTGTGTGCTAAAATTGCACAGAAAGCCCAAGATGTTATACATGATGCTAATTATGAAGTGCTTCCTGAATATTCAGAATATGCTTTGACACTCAAACAGATAGACTTGTTCAAGGTGCATCACTTTGATAATAAGAATAGAAGAGTGAGTTTAAAGAGGTTAGAGTTTGAGATGGATCTTGAGAACATTGAAGAGATGCCTATACATCACAATAAAGAAAATCTCACAAATGAAGAGATTGTTCTTATTAAAGATTATTGTAAAAATGATGTAAAAGCCACATATGAGTTCTTTAAAATCACCATAGGAGAGTGTGAACATCCTTTGTATAAAGGGAACAATCAAATACAGCTTAGAATGGATATACAGGAAGAATTTAGAATCTCCTGTTTAAACTATTCAGATAGTAAGATTGGTGATGAGATGATTAAGAAGTATTATTGTGAGGAGAAAGGTATTTCCATCAAGGATCTTAAAAAGAAGGGAACATTCAGAAAACCATTCAGTGTAAGAAGTTGTATTGCTGATTATGTGCAGTTCGAAACACATGAGCTTAATGAGTTCTTGAAGAAGATAAAGAAGATGAAACTCTCATTACAGGATGATTTCAAAGAACAACTTCAGTTTTATGGTAATACATACACATTTGCAAAAGGTGGCCTACATACAGAAAATAGTCCAAAGATATTTGAAGCTGATGAAAATCATCTTATTGTTGATTGGGATGTTAGTTCTTACTATCCTGCAATTATCATTAATAACGAGCGTTACCCTGGTCATCTCGGTAAAGAATTTCTTTCTGGCTATAAAAAGATGTTTGAAAAGAGATTAGAACTCAAGCCCTTAGCAAAGAAAGATAAGAAGATTAAAGGTATTGTAGGTGCATTAAAGCTTGCTGTAAACTCAGTTTATGGTAAGAGTTCTGATATGCAAAGCTGGATGTATGACAGAATGCTCACTATGTTCACCACTATTACAGGTGAACTAAGTCTACTCATGCTTATTGAGAAATATGAATTAGCAGGTATAAAAGTGATTTCTGCAAATACGGACGGTGTAACAATTCTGGTTAATAAGAATGTTATAGATAAAATGCATGAAATTAACAAATGGTGGATGGATGTTACACAGTATGAACTGGAACGCACTGATTATCAGAAGATTATATTCTCTACAGTGAATGATTATTTGGCTATTAAGACAGATGGAGAAGTTAAAAAGAAAGGTGATTTCCTCACAGATTTCGAGCTACATAAGAATAAGAGTGCTAGGGTTGTTCCTATCGCTCTTGAACATTTCTATGTACATGGTGTGCCTGTTGAAAACACTATTAAATCTCACGGGAATATATTTGATTTTTGTCTTAGGCAAAAAGCAAGTAAGGACTTTCACTATGAGGGAATTAATCGCAACACAGGTGAAACCACTATTTATAATAAGCTTATTCGTTACTACGTTTCTAAATCAGGTGAAAAGTTATTGAAAGTGAAAAATCCTGATTGCACCACTAATGCTGCAGATGTTTCTCAAGTGGAAGCTGGTGAATGGGTGATGCATGTTTGCAATCATTTAACCAAAGAACATCCCCTAGACAATATTAATTATGATTATTACATAGAAAGAGCAAATAAGATTATACATAAGATACAAACAGAAGGTAAGAAAAGGAAAATAGAAATCAACCCATCACAACTTTCATTATTTTAAATTATTGTATATGGGAGCTATCAACCGCACAAATATTGCTGAGCATTTAATTAGAAAACAACTGGAAATGGTTGGTAAAACATGGGAAGAAGCTCAGAAGGATGATATGTGGTTCTTTAATTGGACCATGACACAAGAACAAGCTGATATGTTCAAAGCATACGCTATTCCTCTTATTAAAAAAGTGTTTAAGTGTAATAGGTCAAGAGCTGAACATACATTTTCTTGGTTTTTCTTGGAATTTGGACTCAGAGTTATTGATGAAAATTAAAATCAAACAACATGAACTACGATATTTCTAAAATCGCCTTAGACTTATTACAAATACATAATTCTAAGAAGGCAACTGTATTTTTCGAATTTTCAGGCCATGTGGAGAAAATAGAGGTGAGAATCTTTATTCCAGCATGGAAGCCTGATGCAGAGGCTGATATTAAAGTGGAAGCATATTTAGACAATCCTCAAAGTTTCGAAACATTTGAACAAGAAATCACTAGATTTATTAAATTATTTAACCTTTTAACTCAAAACTAATGGGATCACAACAATTTCAAACTTATAGCAGAGGTAAATCAGCTAGAGAAGCATATGATAATGCTGTAGATAGAGCAGAACGTGAATATGGTCATCAACAAGGATATAGCGGTGCTATTAATTCATGTGCTGGGTTTAGAGATGTTACAGAGAAATGGAAAGCTAGTGGTAAAGATTTAAACAAGTATATAGATGAAAGATTAGATAGTCTTTCAAAACATGATGGTGCTGAGGCTATTTGTGTAGAAAAACCTGTAACAAATACCAATAAGATTAAGACACAAGTGGAGCATATTGTAGAGAAAGGAACAAAGAAATGGGTGCTGAAGTATGTTGTACATACATCAAATGGTAGAATTGGCTCTTATAACACAAAAGGTGATGCTGTTAAAGCAGCTAGAGCTCACACAGAAAAGAACATGAGCAGCACTGTTGTACATATGGAAAAAGTTCTTGAGAAAGGTAAAACCGAGGTGGCTAGAATAAACTATAAAAAAGCAACAAATGAAAAAGATGGTAGGTGGATTTTTTATGGTTGGGCTTCTTGTTAGTTGTTCTCCAGAGAAACAAGTTCCACAAGAGGAAGAAAAGGTGTATATATCTATAGATGGTGAAGACGTGGAACTTGTATCAGATGATTATGGTAATCAATACCTTAAACAAAATACATCCTGTGGAATCATATATGTTCCTTTTACATTCCCTGTAGATGAAGAAGAGGTTCCCAGAGTGTATGAAGCTAAAACCAAAAATTATGTCACATATTAATGATGATTGGGAGAGAGAATTTCAAAAAGATTTAGTATATTTACTAGAAGAAAAGATGTTGATGAAGAAAGAATATTTAGAATGGTTAAAAGAAGAATATAGAAAACCTGCTTTTGTAAAAGTTATAGATGAAGATAAAATACTAAATGATAATGAAGAACTTAAACTTAACATTCTCCCGTTTTGAGTCCTTGCACAAACAAGGATATACATTAGATATGGTGTATCTTCTTACGCAGATTGAGGAGGGAGTTGATATTAAATGTCTTTGTGAAGAGAGCACTAAACTAGGTGCTCTCTTTCAAGGAATATTCAGAAAAGGTTTAATTACAGATGGTTGTAAACTTACACTATCAGGTAAAGCTCTTTTAGAGTTTCTCAGAACAGATGATTGTGACACAAAACTTGTTGTAAAGGCTAAATTGAAAGAATCAGACTTTGATTTGTGGTGGAAAGCCTATCCTGGTACAGATACATTTATACATAAAGGAAAAACTTTTCAGGGAACAAGAAGTCTTAGAACAAAAAAGGATGATTGTAAACTAAAGCTCAAAAAGATTCTTGATGAAGGTGAATACACAGTTCAAGAACTTGTTGCAGCATTAGAATATGAAGTGTTACAAAAGAAAGAGAACTCTGTAAAAGCTGGTGAGAATAAGCTAAAATACATGCAAAACTCTCTCACCTATCTCAATCAGAGAACATTTGAACCATTTATTGAACTTATTAGAGAAGGACATAAAATTACAGAAACCCCACAAATAACAGGAGGTACAGACATATGAGTTTTCAACAACTGAAACAAGAAGTGAAAAGTGGGTTGGATGGCAGGAACAATGGTATACCTATGGGCTTTAATAGGTTGAATAGGTATATTGGTATACGAAAGAGTATGTACTTTCTTGTAGGTGGTCTTACAGGTTCAGGTAAAACATCCTTTATAGATGATGCATTTGTTCTAAATCCATTTGATTGGTATATCAGTCAGAAAAACCCAGGAATTAAATTACGCATCATATATCGTTCAATGGAGCGTTCTAAAACCTACAAACTGGCAAAGTGGGTGAGCAGAAAGATATTTATAGACCAAGGAGTGATGATTCCTGTTCCCAAGCTGTTGGGATGGACAGACAAAATGAGTAAGGATGAGCATGATTTGTTTCTTATGTATGAAGATTACATAGGAGAAATGGATAGTGTCATCACTATTATTGATGGTCCAGAGAACCCTGTAGGTATAGCTAAAGAGCTTAAAGCACATGCTTTGCAAAACGGACGTATTGAGCAAATAGATGAATATAACAAATGCTATTTCCCTAATAATGAGAACGAAGTGACTATTGTTATAATAGATCACATTGGTTTGTTGAAACTTACGAAAGACCAACCTACAAAGAAACAGGCTATTGATAAGATGAGTGATGAACTTAGGTATGCCAGGGATTTCTATGGGTATACACCAGTGGTGGTTAGTCAGTTCAACAGAGACATTAGTAATCCTATGAGGATAAAGAATGGTGATGTTGAGCCACA